TCCCGAATATGATGCCAAGAAATAGCTAGTAGTTTGTAACAGACTTCACGTAAATCAAGTTGTTAATACATATAAACTCAATAATTGCAAAATTGCTTGAAAACGCAAATACAGGATTAGAGCCAAAACGAAAGCGTGAGTCCCACCCCGTAATCGTCCAGCTACCACTATTTCTATCCAGCAATAAGCTACCAGCACCATTTCTCAGCATTGTCTGTAGATTAATGGTGCTGTTTTGTGTGAACACTACCCTAACTTGCTCGACGGAGGTGAAATCGGCTACAGTGGTTGATGTGGTGGTTGTGACACTTGTAATCGTGTTCAGCTTGTTCGTAGTATTATTTGACCTGAACCATCTACCAGCACCAGCAGTAGGTGCAAATATCTGCCCTGAGACAGTTGCATCTGAAGCTGTAGCATCGTATATTAACCAAGACTTCAATTCAATGCAGACAACTGCAAAACCCTGTGGAATCGCGCTAACATCGAGATTGAGTACTTCAGTGGTTGTAGCAAAAGAAATAGGATGAGCCATTTATTTATTTTAACATCATGGAAAAAATCGATTTAGATTGGTATCAAGCTCAGATAGCTTTGTTAGATGAAGCTATAGAAAACGCCAGACAACAGAAACAATTAGTTACATCTCTGTATGTTACTAAAATGGAAAGTGAAGGCTGGGTTTACATTAATACCGAAAGGTGGGATTACGATACTTCGTCAGGACTTTCTCCTAGACTAATCAGTGCTGAATTGGCAGCTAAGATGGGAATTTATAAATTTGCCCCACTACAAGAATCTGAAGAAATTTCTAATTTTAGGAAACTAGCAAAAACCGCAAAAGATTCTGGAGAAAAACCACCCACACCTAGCCAATCGATTTATGCAGAACTAACAGCGAAGTCTGACCATGAAATGTCATGGAAAAGAAATGCAGAAGACAACTACTATGCATGGTACAGAGAATCTCCTGAAATGCGAGGTCTTTATACTAAAGTACTTGAAACTGAAGCATGGCTTAAAAGTAACGAGATACGTCTAGACTCGCTAGTAGAAAACTCTTACGAACCATAAAAAATATCGGGAATATAGTCTCCAGTGTAGCGTGCAGATTTGGTAACTCGTAGCTGTGAAATTTCAATCCAACTTCTACTCCTGAACAGAGAGGTATTGAGGCTGGCTACTGCATTGTCCTGACTATACAACCTCTTGATACTAAACTCCGATGCTGAAGAGCTTGCATTCATCACTTCGCTTGTTGTTGCAGTTGCTTCTAGTTCGCCATTCAAGAATAAGGAACAGCTTGTGCCAGATTTGACAAAAGATACATCAACTACTGTGCTATCAGGAATATCAGTCACACCATCCAAAGTGAAGCTACCGAAGGCAATTCTGAGTTTCAAGTCATAGATGCCCCACGTAAATCCTCCCTCGACATCAATAATCGCACCTCGCGTATTACCAGAAGGATTGAATATCTTGGCTTCAAGCGTGACATTACCAGTTATCTCCAAGTTGCTGTCGGTATACCCAATATGCGAGTACTTATTGAGCCTTCCTGACGCGATTAGAGGCTGCACCGTAACATTCGACGTAAAACTACGTGAGAGACTGTACTGGGCAAAATCGGCATCGCTGACGTTGTACTTCAATAGTAAAACTGTAGAAGCAGTGAGCGTATCCTTGGGTGGAACGTCATTGGCAGAAAAAGGAATGCTGGCTGCTGTATTAATGGTAAGTTGGCGCAAATATCCTTGCCAACTCTGGGAAGTCCATGAAGGTGTTCCTACTGCATTTTTTAAGCTACCTATGCACAGTGGCTCGGTTGAGTTGTTATTGAAATTGTTTACTGCCTTGAGATGAGCGCTCAGGACTCCATCGATAAATATTTTGTAGACTCGCCCAATTCGATTGATGATGACACTATGTTCGGCTATATCGTCTGGTAAGGCACAAGAGAGTGTGTTACTACCAAAGATAGCAAACAAGGTACTATCAGCCGCTACACCCACATAAAACCCTATGCTGGATGCTTTGTGGCTGCCCAAAATACATCCATACTCGCCTACGCTCGTTTTGGCAGAAAAGAAGGAAATAGTAAAGTCAGTTTCGTTGAGGTCGAGAGCGCTGGTTTTGGTTGCTTCGAGCCGTCCAGTGGAGCCAAGAAGGAGGCGCGACTTACTGATGCTCGGAGTGCCTACAGTGGCTGTGATAGCCGAGATGCCCAAACCAGTGTACGCAGTTGTTGATGATGCGAATGCCAGATACAACGCTTCGTCGGAAGGGACTACCCAATTTATTTTCTGCACCGTAGCGATAGCGCCAGCAGGAGTGATGTTGTCGCTATAGTCTATGTTTGCATAAAGTTTGTTGACATATTGCAGTTCAAGGACTTGCTTGCCAAAATACGCAGTGAGAAATGTTGCGAGGCTGTATTGCTTAGGCAAAGCAAAAATATCGGTAAAATTCTTGATTATGTGACCGTTTGGAATTAGCTCAATGAAGTATTTTGTGTACTTGCCAGCATTGAGAATTGTGAGTGTTGTGTTGGTCGCTAGAGTGATGCTGATGTATTGGGTCGCGCCAGCAAGGTCAAGCGAGTATGTGTCGGTAGAAATAGTAATTGAGGTCAGGTCGTATGCGTCGATTTGATTTTGAGGTATAGGCTCCCAAGTAGCAGGAGTCACAATTAACGTAGCTTCACATTTTAGTTCTAACTCTCGGATACTGATTGTTGTCTGAGAACCCCGATAAAATACGAAAAGATAGGTCGTCGAAGGTGAAAACTCTTCAGTTATAAAATATTCTGTAGTTGCATAATTACTTACTATAAACGTACCTACTAAGCTAGTCGGCTCTACGGCGCTGCCCCTATAAACATCCACTTGTTCTGGTTTATTGAAGTTGCCATTGAATTGACCGTTAGTAAGCAAAAAGCTTGTTAATAATTTAGCTTCAGGAAATGTTGTGATTACTCTAAAAACATTTGATGTATATGGCATACACGCTTCACCAGTACCGTCATTAAGTTTATCCAAAGCATAACTTGCATTAAAGTAAGAATAGCTTTCTGGTGTTGATGCTGTATAGGGAATGACTTGAGGTACACCGATTTCGGAAGTCTCAGGAATATACACTTGCCAACACTTGCGGTCAAAGTTGATTAGCGGTGTATTTGCAGGTAATAACGCGGAATCTAGTGCCGAAAGCTCTAAATCACTGTTTATCGTATAGCCATTGCGGGGTGGTCTGCTCATTTCATTATTATACCTCTAGAGGGATTCGCAAAAAAGAGGTTGCAGGTAATATTGAGTTGTTAATTACGAGCAAAGCCAATGAATACTAGACACTTATATACATTTCAAGATGGTAGGGTTCTTGTACTTGAGCATATTGTAGCTATAGGTAGCATTTACCCCTCGCGAGATGAGGGTATGTTTTTTCAAGTGGATATGCTTGGTGATGTTTGCTATTGCTACCCAGATGTTGAGTTTGAAAAGACTCGCTCAGCATTGCAAAACTACAAAACTACCGAACGCGCCGAACTTATTAAAGCATTACGTGCAATTTGATGCTAAGAATTGAAAACACTTTCAATGTACTCCAAGGGCATTTTATAAAAGATGATGTTTTTATGGTGGTTGGATATGTAGTTGTGAACATATCTACAAACATTATTTGTCTTGATTATTTTAAAACAGAAGAGGAAGCATGGAAAAGTATCTTGAGCTATAATCATTAAAACTAGCTCATAGGCAAAGATTTTGGCTAAACAAAGAAACCAATCCACCGCACTATTCGATATCTCAAAACTACTCACAGTCAAACCGCTAACTGAAAATCAAACTCGCGTTTTTGATGCTTTTTTAGAAGGGTACAACTTGATACTAAGCGGAAATGCAGGAACAGGAAAATCCTTCCTAGCGCTGTATCTTGCTCTCAAATCACTACTACTGAAAAAGTACGAGAGAGTAGTTATTTTTCGTTCCACTGTGCCGACTCGTAACCAAGGCTTCCTTAAGGGGGATTTGTCCGAAAAAGAAGCCCCGTATGAGGATTGTTACAGAGCTATTTTCGCTGAACTACTACCCACTATTCCCAATTCTTACGACACTCTAAAAAAGGAGAAGACTCTAGAGTTCAAAAGTACGTCTTTTGTAAGGGGGTTAACAATTAAAAACTCAATCGTAATTGTCGATGAATTTCAGAATATGTCGGCACATGAATTGGGGAGCGTAATTACGAGGCTTGGAGAAGGTTCAAAAATTGTGTTTTCAGGAGATTACTTACAGAGTGATTTTCGTTACGAAGATGAAAAATCTGGTGTTCTTACTTTTCTCAAAATTCTCGCCAATATGCCAGAGGACTTTAAAAGAATCGACTTTCAGATTGAGGATGTTGTAAGGTCGGGGATTGTCAAAAGATACCTTTTTTCAGAACACGAACTGCGTCAGAGAGGTCAAATCTAGCCTCCAAGTTAAAATAACCTTCTTAATAACTTGCTTAATTAAGAGGGTTTTGTATATAATAGTCCTACCATAATATTAATACTTATGAATGAACAATGGATTTTATATCAAACGACTAACAATATTAATGGCAAGATTTATGTAGGAGTACATAAACTTGCTGATAACTATAGGTCTAAGAATTACCTTGGTAGCGGCGATAACTTACAAAAAGCTATCAAAAAATACAAGAGAGAAAATTTCACAAGGATTACTTTAGCAGAATTTAGCTGTTTTAAAGATGCTTATGCTGCTGAAGCGGGAATGGTAACTGAGGAATTTATTAAGCGCTCAGATACTTACAATATGAGTCTAGGTGGTTGGGGAGGAGTTAACCTTACTAAAGAAATGAGGGCTAAACTTATTGCCGCCAATACAGGTAGAAAAGTAAGTCCAGAAACAAGGGCTAAGATGGCAGAATCAGCTAAAGGGAATAAAAGTCATCTAGGTAAAAAACATAGTGACGAAACAAAAGCTAAGCTAAGTGCTATGTTTAAAGGTAAGACTGCTACGGAAGAAGTTAAAGCGAGGATGAGTGCTGCAAAGACAGGAGTACCTCTCAGTGAGGAACACAAAGCAAAAATTAGCGCTCGTATGATGGGAAATAAAATCACCCTCGGCAGAAATCACAGCGAAGAAGCTAAGGAAAAATTAAGTATTAGTAAGGGTACAGCTATAGTAGTAAATGACAAATATTTTCCGTCCGCAGCTTCGGCTTCTACACATGAAAAAATAAATCATTCATCCATATTAAGAAGAGTGAGGTCTGAAGACCCTAAATTCGCAGACTACCGATTTGCAACCGACGCGGAAAAAGCGGCACACTCACTAGAAGCGTCCCGCCAATCCACTTAATACTTTAGCGTGTCTTCGGGAACGGGGTCGGGCTTATCAACAGGCTCGTCCTCACCATCATCCTCATCATCCCAGAAGACCTCCGAAATGCCATAGAGTTCAAACAAGAGATTTAGATGAGTTTCTACCATTTCGCTATTCTTTTCTGTCAAGTCCACTAATGCGAGATTCTGAGCTTTGGCGATTAGCTTAATTTGATTCTCAATTAAGAGGCTTAGGTCGGTATCCATGTTATTTCTCTAGAGGTATTGCTGTGCTGAGCTGGTAATGTTTTAATGATTGTATCACTTGGAGGTTAATTATGAAAAGAAAAATTGTATGTCTTTGCGGCTCGACCAAATTCAAGGAAGCTTTTGAGGAAGCCTACAAGCGCGAAACTCTGAAAGGAAACATCGTGCTAAGTGTTGGTTGGTATGGTCACTGCGAAGATACACCTATCCCTGAAGAGCAGAAAGAGAAACTCGATGAACTTCACCTCGACAAAATTAGAATGGCAGATGAGGTGCTTTTTCTCAACGTCAATGGTTATATGGGTAAGTCAACTTGCAGAGAGCTAAGTTTTGCGGTTGGATTGCAGAAAAAGATTAGCTGGCTAGAGGAGCCTGAGTATTAATGGAAGAAGAAACATCTCAAGTTTGGGTAATCGTGACAGAATTAAAGTTACTACCAAGAAGACGGTTTTGTGGAGAATACACTTTAAGGTATCTAGCTAATATTGTTCAGGGTGAGTATGTACGAGAAACAACAGGTATAGGGTCAGCTATGCAGTTTACCTCTGCCGAAACCGCAAAAGAGGCTATGACTGACTACTTTTTGAAATATTATCCCGATGCATTTGCTATGTTGGTTTCAGAGACAAAAACAATTAGGGACTTACATTATCTTGACCCAAATTCGATACTACACCAAAAAATACAAGCTCTAGTAGATGAGAGGTATTCAGAAAAAGAAGTTGTTAAAAATAGCTCTTCAGTTGTAGGAACTCAAGATTCAGCCAAGTAAAAACTGAAATATCGTCCCAAGCCGAAACTCTTTTGGGTAGCGGCTGGGACATGAAGTTGAAGGTACTCGCGCCATCTTCTAGGTGAATGCCGTTACACAATCCCAAAATCCCGTTGCAGACAGAAAAGAGATTGGTATTGCTTGCTATGGTGGTCGTGTAACTTTGCACAATATTTATATCTGCGCTATTGACTCTTAGTGATAAGGTCGTAGCGCTTTTTTGCACGTATATGTGATTCCACGCTCCAGTGACGGGAACCCACGAAGTAGAGATGACCACAGAATTGTTGATTGACACCTCCAAATTATTGCTCGAAGTTTTTTTAAGCACAAACACACCATTTTTTTCTGCCAGCGTCGTCAGACGACCCGCAACAGGACTCGTAAAATACACAAAAACATTTAGTGTAAATTCATTAGGGAATACTACTCCCTCGTAAGAGATGGACGTACCCGCAGAAGCTACTAAGCACTCGGTTCCAAACAACTTATTTTCTGACTCATACTCGATACCAGACATAGATGCAATTTTGGAATTGCTGCTTTGGTCACTCAGCCGCCCATTGAAATCTAAGTGTAGGAGGCTGTTAGGGTTGTTTGGGGCTGTATATGTGGCGAGGTTTACTTCTGGGTTGCTGACGCGCAAAACGAGGCTATTGGAGAATATAATTGCACTCGGCTTGAGAGTCGTTGGTATAGACACATCTGCCTCAAACCAAATGTTGTTACTTGCGTCTGTAATTCTTGCGAGATTTATTGTGCTGTTGACACTCGGTAAGGTCTGTGTGTCACCGTACTCGAAAAATATCTCGCCAAGTGTACCGATTTCACGAATTGACCATTTAGCGGCTGTCAGTGCGATTGTTGCTTGAAGTGTATCACTGTTGTCGTAGTATTTGGCGCTTAGTGCGCTGGGGAAAGTATTGGTTCCCTTGAAGAGTAGATTGAGTATTGCGTTGCTTAGTTTGGCTGTGCCGAAGTCTAGTGTCAGTGTAACGCCTGTGCCAGAGTAGAGAGTAAGTTCGCTGCCAGTTTCTATGGTTACATCAGAAAGTGCAGCATTAGCAACGATAATGCCGTCAGAGGTAGTAAGACGGAGGAAAATGGGGTCTGCATAGTCGGCTATCGCCTCTCCGAAGTTGATGTCATTTTCATTTTGTACTGAATTATCTGTCACGTCCCAGTAGCTTGCGTCTAATGGTAGCGAGGAAATGCCAAACAGTGTCGAGGTAATGTTGGTATCCGTATCGTCGAGTATGTTTGCGAGGATTGGCAAAGAAGCTGCGGTGATGGTCTGCTGCTTAATTGCTTTTTCAGTGATGTCAACGCAAGTGTTGAAGAGTGTGGTCATTGTTATATCTTACCATCGGAGTATTGTAATGCGGGTGAGGTTGTGGTAATTTAGCTTTACTTAAGGAGGTAAAAGTGAGAAAATTATTACGCAATTGGATTGAAGGTCTATACGAAGCTACCGAATCTTGGGTAGAGCGAGAATCTCATTGCTTGACCTTAGAAGAACATAAAGAAACATACCTATCCAACTTACCGAGTAGGATGGCAGAAAGATATGTAGCTAAGAACTACAACACTGTACCTAGGCACGAAAAGTACTCTTTTCCAGAGTTTGATTGCACTAAATGGTATGTAGTTCAAAAATCTACTGATATGGTGTGTGAATGGGGATACGATTCGATACATGAAGCTTTACGTTCGGTGTCCAGCTATCATGAGGAGTATTACTCTGCGTGGGTACGAGATAATTTACATAATATCGATATACCAAATCGAAGATGGTAGTATCTCAGTCGCCGATGGGCTGTGAAGAGGGGATGTTCAATAATAGCAATAATGTATAGGGTTGTACTAATGAAAAGCTCAAAGCAATTCATAGAAGGGTTTTTAGTCTTAGTACAGTTTTATATGTACTAATTGTGTACTATCCTATACAGCTTAGAATGGCGGTTTTTCGTTACCTGATTCAGTACATTTCGGTTTAGCGTGAAAAAGTACTAATGTAAAGATGTGTTATAGTACTTTAGTACGTTAAATAACCCTATGTCAAAAATAACCACTACATTAGCTAAAAGACCTCCAGATGTGGATATGTTAGTTGCTGTACTCCAAGAGTCTACACAAACCTCAGAAGCTACAAGACAGGCAGCTACAGACCTGATTGCATATTCATGTAGTATGCAACAACAGATAAATAGAAAACTTGATACATTAATAAATACTCCAAGAGTTACAACCGCAGCGCTTTCCATGTGCTTTAACTCAGACCCAGAAATTTTAGAAGGTTTTACAGTTGAAGAAGTTGTAGACGAAAAGAAAAAAGATAAGGTATGGAGAATTTTCTATAATGGTTCAAGTAGCTCCTCTGAGATAACAAAAGCTTACAATTCACTAAGACGTAAACTACTTAGACGTTTTGGTTTGGCTGAAATAGACTTTAAAATGCTCTCGGAGTCTATTATTCAAGCTTATCATTGGAATGAAGATGAAATTATCGATGTAGATAACGTTCTGCTAGATACAGCTATCGTAGAAACTGCGTACAATATCGACAAAAAATTCACTATCCCACAACTAAAACAAAAATTACCGAATATCAATAAGAAGACAAAAGATATTGAAGATTTGCTTATAAATAACGGTTGGGAGTATGTACAATACAAAAATTCTAGGGTAAAGTATTTCTTTAAAGAATCCGTACCGCAAATAGCACCAACAAAAGTATATCTACTAGAGCAAGAATATGACTAACAAAGTACTCACGAACTTCCGTGACCACCCCTCACTTCGCTTCGATGACCCTAAATCTGTCTTCAAAATCGACGACAAAGTGTATCTCATCAGTGAAGGTGTTGTGCGCCAAATTCTCCCTCAGAGTGTACAACTAACTAACATTGGTGAACCTTACCGTAATTTAGTGCGACTCAACTATTTCTTTGCTGCTGAAGCACATCTTTTTGATTTTACTGATGTACTTAACGAACAGCATCAATTGTGTATCGACTTTGCCCCAGAACATGAAAAAACTCTGAGGCAACTTATCAACGAGCCTAAAACCCTAATGGAGTCATTGGACAAAGCAGGATTACTATGACCTACACTATTCGCATCACAAGCATCTCTAGGCAACCCCAGCCAGCATTAAGCCACCTGACCTTCGATAAGGCTCTACGTGGCTATATTGACCACACTGAAGACCCTATTCAATATATGGCATTGCTAATAAAGAATACTAACAATGCCTTGATTGTGGACTATATATCTACATTCCCTATTGAAGAGATTGGACTAACTATTTACGATATGCATCCAGACTAAAGCCGACAAACCTGTACATCTAGCACTCCGCTATCCAAATTCCCGATAGCATCGAACGCAGCTTGCGACAAATCGATGTTATCGCCAAAGTCACCCGTATCGTTAGCGTAAACCTCCACAGATGCGCCTGTACGCTCATTAGTGACTCTGTAGCTACCGAAACCTCTCCAACTAGCTATTGCGGCTGTGTAGCCCGAATTACTGAATGTTTCACCATTTGCAGTTTGTTTGCCTTCGTAGGCGGAATGATAGAAAGTGGCAGTGGCATTGAAGCATTCAGCTTGGGCGTTTGCAGGGCTTGAAACTATTGCTAGTAGTGCCAAACTTGCTGCTGAAATATGTTTAAATAGCAAATCGTGATTCCTTTTCTTTATTTCGTAAACTACCATAACATACTAAGTTATTCTACCTAGAGATAGATGCAGAAAAGAGGATTGTCGCTTAGTATGTAGTGATGTTCATTCACCTAATCCTGCCACTCACATTAGCGCTCGTCATTCCTGCACTTCTTGGCTACATCGCATTGAAACTTTATTTTGGTAATTAATTGGCATGACTGAATCTATCGCACTAAACCCTACTACCGAACTTTCCACCGAAGAAAATGAGCTACTCCTTTCTGCAATCAATTTAAGTAGTCAAGAAAAGAGCGTTCAAGTCGAGTTGAAAGATGTAAAGGTGCAAATCACCAAACTCTTCACAAAACGCTTTGACGTAACTAAAACTGGCGCAATCGCGAAGCTTGGTAAATCTAGTATTCAAGTCAAGCGCAAGGCTGGCAAAGTCGTATTGACCGATGAGCTACTCCAACTGGCGAACAATATCGATGGGGCTAGAACTGACTTAATTGCTGCAAATGAAGATGAAGTCCAGAAGTTGCAGAAACAAATTGAAACTCTGCAACAACAAATTCTTGCATTGCAGACTAACGAAGAAATTGAGTTCATGGAGTTCGACTTCAAACAACGTGTGGCTGCACTGCCTGAGCCTGAAGCGACCTATGAAGTTGCGATTAAGGTTTAACTGTAAAGTGACCTCTCCCCCAACCCCAGATATTCATATATATTAGTTTCAATTGACTGAATCTCAGCCGTAGTAAGCTGTCTGCCATAAAGCAAACAACCCAAGAAAAGTCCATTTACGTTGCTTGCTATCGAATCAATCGTTAACGCGCTGCTTGAACTAAATACCAATACCTGAGCGTCAGTGCTGTCTAGATTAGAATCTAAAGGCACTGACGCTTTTTTTTGCCTACAATCTGTAATTATCTGAGGAATACTAGCTCCGTCGCTACTGTAAAATTCCAATTGGTCTGTGTAGTTGCTTATCAGGACACTATCAGCCGTTAGAGCGTTAGCATAGCCATATAGTCCAGTACTAACGAAACTTTTTGGCGTAGTCCAGTTGTCAGAAAAAGAGTACAGAAAAGAAGTACTTTCATTAGGACTTCCCACTAGCAAGTCATAATTGGCGTTGAAGGATAAAGAATACCCAAAGTTAGCGGTCGCACTTGTAATAGTCTTTACTACACTCCAAGTGCCAGTTTCATATTTCCAAATTTTTACTTCGCCAGAGAAGTTAGCGGTCGCCAAGTAATCGTCCTTCAGCGCAAAATCCAAGTCTGCGCCTGTAATTGTTTGGGTGAGCGTGTCTGAGTCGAAAACCCTAACATTGCCTGAGTTGTCCTGCGCCGCCCAACGAGACAAAGAAAAATTACCCAGAATTTTTTTCCCGAAAAAGTTGAAGACGTTACTAGGGGTCGTGTTATAGATGCCAGCAGTCGATGTGAACTTGTAGATGTTGTTGCTACCTTGAACCGAAGCCAAAAGCGCCGTATTATCGTCCCTTACAAAAGCTGCCAGACCGAAACCATCGACGTAAGGCACAGGACTAGTTTGCCCCAAATTGAGGCTAGATGTCCAAGTTGCTGCTCCAGTTCTTGTGAAGTGAAGTACGCGACCCTCGCCCAAGTTACTATTTTTAACACCAATGCAAATCAAATCTCCAGTGTTATTTATTTGAAGCGAGGCGTTAGCCAGAGCAGCAGCATCACCTAAAGTTAGCGCCAAAGTTACAGCCGAATCAAATCGCCACACACCAGAGATTCGCCGTACCACTTTGACCGTGTTTGCCAAATCGTCAATATAAACCAAATTGCTTTCGTCTTCAGAAATTGCCACTTTACTAAAGCGACCTGACTGCGTGGATACTTTTACAAAATCGCCTTCGTTAAATTGGAGTGCGCCAACTAACTGAGTACCAGAGCCGCCATTGAATGTATAGCCAGAAGCTGAGCCAACATATTTTCGATAAGACTTAGCCACCAACTCCCGATAAACAAAAAATAAGGTACGAACGCCAACCACCGAAGAAGACAAATTTATTTTCTGCCCTGAGCTTGCGATGTTATAAGTCTTGCCATATAAGAGTGAAGTTTCCAATGTCGAACTAGTTGTCGCGTTAGCTGTTGCAGTGAGATTAGGTATTGTGCCGCTAGTTACGCTTGATTTAGCAAAGTAGCCGTCAAGATATCCAGAAATATTCGTGATGCCGAAAGTACGTGACTCATTAAGACTCACTTCATAATCTTGATAGTAAGTGCTGTTTGAAATTCTTATGGTAATTGGTGTTCGGGCTGGACGTACTGCAAAATTGCTTAGAACTAGCTGGAAAGTTGCTGTAAGCGAATTTGGTGCTACAGATACAGTACTAACATTTAGAGTTGCTTCTCCAGTTTGCCAGTCGGAGTTATCAGGAATTAGTAAGTGTAAAAAATACACTGTGGAATCTGAGTAGCTGCCAGTTTGGGTAATTGTGTAAGTGGTTGTAGAGTTTGGAGTAACAGAAGTTGCGCCAGCGATAGAAAAAATTCGCCTAGAAAAAATCCCCTGAAAAGTTGAAGACGTTTTGTTCTTGAACTTAATTGGGTAAAACTGCTCGACCTTAGATTGAGGCAAAATTGGGTCGATTTGGGGAAAATATTGGTCGAGATTTGCTACTTGCTCATAGACAGAAAAAGAAATTAGGCTAAAGTTGCCTGTAGGCGCTTGGTATTTGCTTGAATTAAACCAGAACTTATAGCTGGGCAATTTGATTTGCAACGCTGTAGTAAGCTTTAGTACGCCATTGAACCATACTTTGACAGCAAACTGGCTAAACTCTAGCCGAAGCACTTGAACAGGCTCTGAGGGGTCAAAAGTGCCAATATCCTGTAGATTGATGGCGCTTGAGTTGAGTCTGCCAAATTTGAATAGGTTGTCCAGTTTCCTTACAAAAAAACTGAGGTTGGGTGAGTCCCAGTAGCTTAGTAGCTCTACATTTGTGCCGATGTTAGCTGATAAAAAACGTAGCTCGACTGTAAAGCTTGACGTAAGTGGTCGTGAGCTTTGTATAACAAGAGAATTAGGTGTTACTAGCTTTGTTTGTGTCTTATAGTCATTTGTGGTCGTATCAATTGGTTTTGTAAAGTTACCAATCTCATCAGCATATTTTAGATAGCAGATTTGGTTGTCGCTCGGCGCATAGTCAACTAAGGCGCTAGCAAAAACATCTGCACTTATTGATAAAAGCCAAGGCAATGCCACAGACTTGTATCCAATATTTTTGACATCTCCAGTAAAGTTGCCAATTTTAAAAGTGCCAGACTGAATTTTGTAATTGAAAGTGAGAGTTACCACCGACTCGTTCACTTTAATACTAAACACACTTCCTTTTCTGACAACGCGCAGCAGCGACCAAGAGGCATCGTTTACAATAAGACCACTTGATATAGTCTCAAAGATGCCCGAAGCTATTCGACGCTTGATTACTAGCACACCAGAAACAATTGCAAAAGTAAATTCATCCCCTATAGCAAATAAAGTCTGATTTATAACTCCAGAGGGATAAAATTGACCAAAGAAAGAAAAGTCGTATTTGTTAGTGACAGTTGAATAACTTGTAGATGAAGCGGTGTACGAAGTTGTGCTGCTATCGTATACGTCCAAAGCAGTAGGTAGATAGTTCTTCTCGGTTTCGGTGAGTTGGAGTGGTTCGGGAGAATATGTGTGGCGAGGGAACATTAGATAGTCACAATCTCATTAACAAATCCATACGCAACAATAGCTCCAGTAGTTGCAGCCCAAGCTTTTATAACTACCGAGCCTGTATACACTAAGCCATTTATCACAGGCACAAGTCCTCTGCCAGCAGGAATAGTGATGGGAATTAAGTTAGTCGAACCAGTCCCACCAATTGCAAGAGTTACAAGCACATCGCTGGCACTGTTGTTGCAAAATGCGACCCAGCACTCATGCAAATTTGTCGGGTGACTCGTATGAATCGTGTTTGCTGAGCCTGAAGTTGTAGCGTTAATAGGAATGCCAATTCCGTTTGTACTCCCACTTAAAAGCTGCTTCTGGAATGAATCACTCATATTTATTATCTCTAGTAGTTACTATAATTTTACACTTGTTTTGTAGATATGGCACAGAATACAAGCTGCGGCATCTGCACAATGATTTTCCTTATAATCAAATTTCCTATCTGGAAATACTTTTTCAACCGCATCTATTACGTTTTGCTTATTAGAGCCTCCAAAATGAGCTACTGCTTTTTTTACTTCGGTTGGCATATAAGAAAATTCTTCTAATCCGTACTTATTTGCAAGATAGCGCGTTACACCTATCGATTGGTTAAGTTTTGCTCCAATATCCCCCTTCAGCACAGGATTTTCATAAATATAAGCCGTCGGTTTGTATTCTTTTACTATTTTCTTAAAATGGTCGGCTATACTTGCAAGGTTTTGTGGTAAAGTGTCTTTTTTGTCTGTATAGAAATTTTCTGCATAGAGCAGTTGCAATTTTTCTTTTTCTGCACTTACAATTGCGAAACCACTTGACCTGTAGCCGACATCGTTTCCTAGATAAATAGTCATAATAGTAAAATATAAATAATACCAAGCCTAACACATGACATTATCTTTAGACTATATCGCAGACAACGCACTTCCATGCCGCAGTTATCTTGACTTCACTAATGTTGCATATAGTAGCGTGAGTGGGTCAACTTTCACTCAGCTAAATTTAATTGGCAACACAGATTACGACTTTATCTCTACAGGCGCACTAAACTTTCCGCAACGAGGTGTTGAAGGGATAACGTTTACTTCTACCCAGAAATTATCTCCTCGCGTCTCAGACATCATTTCTGGCGCTTCTGGCTACTCTTTACTTGTCGTATCTAAAAATTCAGCTAATTCATTACTAAAAGTTGGCAAAACCAACCCAAATCTACCCAAACTGCTCGAAATTGACTACACTACTACGAATTTTGCACAGAATTACTCACGACTCAACGTTTCTGACCGAGAATTGACTCTTGGCGACCTCGAAACTACTCAAGTCTGCCTACTTTCGCATGATGTTGTTACTGGAGTGACAAATACATCGATAAATTTAGCTGATTTTCAACAAAACACCAAACTTGATGCTGGATATATGTTACCAAACTTGTCGTCATTTGTTTTAGGCGAAGGATTTGGCGGTGAGCTGCTTAATTTCTTGCTTTTTGTGCCAGCTATCGATAATGTGCATCTTTTGGAGCTTGGACGACGAGTATCGGACTATATTCCGCAATCAGAGCTAAGATTTGACAAACTATTGCTGACAACCGAGAGCAAACTAGAATTGGCAACTTCACTTCTTTCTGCACCGAGAATTATGTATAATCTGCCTCTAAAAATAAAAAACCTAGAGACAAATAGCGCTCTAGGTTTTGATAGTAATTTAATTGTACTTGCAACTTACATTTGGGATTCTATGGAAGAGAGCCAGTGGAATAATCTATCCGAAAATCTTTGGAATAATCTCGTATAATCTTTAGTATACAAATCCGTTGTAACGACGAATCTTGAAGTTGGCAAATGGAGAAGTTTTTTTACTAAATTCTAAATAAAATTCTCTATCTTGAGGAGATAGTTGATTCATATTTTTTACACCTTTACTTTCTAAATAGAGTCGTCGGTTTCTTTCTTGTACTGCCAATTGTGCTGGTGTTAATACTCCTCTAACACTTCCATCATTTTTTTGTACTGGAACAGACTTGTTTCCTCGTTCCGTAGAATCTACACCTCTGAGTTTTTGATTTTCTCTCTCAACAGCTCCAGTAGCAGAAGTGTTTACAGGATTTTGAGGTCTAGAGTTACCAGACTGATTACCACCTGAAAGAACCATAGCACCTCCTTTTTCAGAAGTTGCAGGTGCAGGAGGTGTTATTACACCGTTTTGAATAGGCTGTGGTCGTGAGACTGGTTGAGCCGCAGGTAATTGTACTTGTTGTTTAGGTGCATTAGGAGTAAACGGCTGATTGTTAATCGGAGTTTGCGTTACATTAGTAGCGGAAGCATTAGTAGTAGCTGGCAACATAGCCTGATTACCGACTTGCCCTGCTTTACGTGCTTGCCAAGCATTCTTTAGTCTAGAACCGCCATAACCCGCAGCACCACCTAAAGCAGCACCACCACCGACTTGACCAGCAAGATTACCAATCGATTTGTCATCGCTACCAAGATAGTTAATTGCACCGACTCCTGCGCCGATACCAGCACCAAGTTTTGCTGCCCCTCCAGAGGTAGAGAGCGCTTTACCAGCTTTAGTGCCAAGTTGACCTGCTAAGCCTGCCCAATCTACTGCAAAGTTTGCGTATTTAGGATTTGTTGCTCTTGCGTATGTTGAAATTCTCATAATTGTTCGTACTGTATTTTAATTAAATGAACTTGCTAAGTCAAATATTTCTTTAGTATCTAGTCCCAAATTAGTTGCCAAAGCTAAAACAAGAGGATAATCTTCTTTGATACTTGTAGCATATTCCCAATCAATTTCAGCCGCTTCACCAAGGCTGGAAACTGCGGTGGTAACTGTCGGTAAATGCCCTAGTTGTAATAAAGCCAATCTTAATCGTCTTGCATCAGTCTCTCGTACAACTACAGGCAAAGGGTCTGCGGGTTCGGGCGTATTACCTTCAACTAGCCAATTCTGGTATAGTTGCCAGTCTCCATTTTGCCCTTGAGGAATAATTGCGCCGTCAAATAATCGGATTATTTGATTGGGACTGTTTGTTAGTTTGTACATAATTTTTTATGATTATTAAGGAATGTGTGCGGATACTGTAAAAGTACATCTAATCCCGTTATTATCTCCTCCTGAGCCGGTAACAAGTATTAATGTTGAGTCTTCAGTCGTACCTGGGTCTAGAGTCAAACTACCACCACCTAGACTAATTTGAGTAAGTAAAGTGCGAATCCTGCTAGTACCAAACATACCAGGATGCCGTGATTCACTAGCTAAACCGCCAGTTCCAAAAAAATATCCTATAAAGTACCCTGTCATCCTTTGAAAATATCTCTGACATTTTGCCAACTCTATAGCATAATCATCGCAAACAAAAGCAGTAGCAGTAGACCCCTCCTCTAGTTTTGGTCTGGATATTACCCATGTACCGGAAGTTTGCGCCGCTACACGAAATCTTACTTCTAATCCATTGGACACTTCGGCAGGCAAGGTTACTGTAGCTGTATATCTTGTAAGCGTGGATGTTACTGTCCAAGTTCCACTAGCTACAACTGTTTGAGTAGGAGATGCTATTGTACCATGAGTGTCAGTTGTTGTAGGGCGAAATAATTCCCATATTACAGATGTGAGTAGGGAATTGGATAGCTCTACACTCAGGGTTACGGTCTTGCCTTTCAGTCGATTAGTGTCGCGCGATTCCAATCTTTGAGCAAAGTAAATAGCGGTAGTCCCCGCCGCGCCCGTGAAGGTGATGCGCTCATCAGTAGAGCTAAAAGCATAAGCAGGAGTACCACCACTAGCAGCCGTAACCCATTCAGTCTCACCCGCATATCCAAGGGATGCTGTGGGTACTGCAAGCGAATTAGGTATAGTACCGCTAGCAGTGCCTTGGATTACGCTAAAAGCAGGGTTCTTTAGGAGGTTTCGGCTGGTGCGGATGTTGCCATTAAATAAAATTCCACTCATTACAAATACCCCACGCTGCTAGATTGGTCTGCGGCTGTAGCTAGGGTTAGCGTCGCTTCAGTGCTGCTAAAAGCCCATGATACACCTACACTGCAAACCCTTCCAGATGCACCCCAAAAAGTAGAGTCAAGTATCAAGGCATTATTTGGAGCAATTGGGAATGACTCAATCGGCACATCATTATTAACGGGGGCTGCTGCTTTATTGTGGATTTGAAAAAATCTTACAGATGTACTTTTGTTATAGCAATACAGCTTATAAACTACACCTGCACCAGCCTTTAATACCGCTTGGTTAACTACACCGAGGTTTACAGGAGAATTGGTGAAAGCAGGTATCGTTTTAATATCAATACTAGATAGGGCTGTGTTTCCAGTAGTTTGTAAAGCACTTGTACTAGCGCCTGTTGGCAGAGAAACCGTACCGCTAATATTGGTTATATCCCAAGAACCTGATTGAGTTACAGCTTGTGGACTTGCAAATACTACAGAATTACCATTACTTGCAATTACTATTCGTTGGGTTTTTGCATCTACAACTCCAGCCCCATACTGAATTGAACTATTTGAAGTTATATCCGAGGAACTCTCACCATCAGCACCAATACCTAATAGTCCGTTGATTGTGAGAAGTCTATTTATTTGATTTTGCTCAAGCTTAGAGCCACGCACAGAATCTAAATAAGACTCCAGACCAGCTTTTTCTGCTTGTAATTTATCTGTAAGCGCCATTCGCCTATCACTTTTTTAATTTATATACTACAATATTATCATGGCAATTAAAATAGGCTATTCAATTTCTGATATCTCGGCAATTAAATCACTTCCGACTGCATTGCTCACGAATGGCTATGCGCGACTGTGTAGGTCGGTTAATGCATGGTTCAGCTATAATTCAACTTCGACTGCTGCTGCTGATGATGTTTCAGTATTATTGCCAGCTTCAGGCACAGGACGATGGTTCAAGCTCAAGGCTGACGTAGCGGCAACGGATGTACTTAACTTTAATGAATCAGTTGATGACCGAGTAGCGGCGCTGGTACAAAATAGCTCGACAATTAACGCCAGTTACAATGACGCGGCAAACACACTTACTTTCTCAGTAATTGCTGGAAGTATTGACGAAACTGAACTTACAGACTCAGGTGTGATAGCAGGAAGTTATATAAATGCAACTATAACTGTAGATAGTAAAGGAAGAGTAATATCGGCAACGAGTGGAGCTAGTGGTTTTGCTAATCCTATGACAACGCTTGGAGATTTAATTGTGGGAGGTACAAGTGGTACACCTACAAGATTTGCTGGAAATACGACAACACAAATTCAAGTCTTAAGTCAAACTGGAAATGGAAGTATATCTGCTACTCCAGTTTGGCGAACACTTATCAAATCCGATATTTCCGACCTTGCTAATTTTACCTATACAGTTGCAGGTCTTGTACCTGCTCCGACAGGAAGTGGTACATCAAGATATTTGCGTGAAGACGGTTCTTGGGGAACTCCAAGTGGAAGTGCAGCAAGTATTACAGTTCTCAATAAAGATGCAACATTAACATCTGCCGCGACTAGTTTTAATTTTAAAGGGGCTGGGGTAGAAGCTACAAATACTGGAGGAGATGTAACAATAACAATTCCATACAGCAATAAATCTGGTTATGAGCTTATATCTGAAAATCTATCAGTGCCTTTAGTGTTTTATTGGGATGATTATTATGCATTACCTGTAAACTATGTCACTAAAAATAGATTTTCTGTTGTAGGTACGGAACCATTACGAAACTTATTGGATAATACAACTGGACTACGTTTTTTAGGTGCTAGTAGTGGACATTACGCTATTGCTAATTCTGTCGCTTTGCAAATCACTGGAAATATTACTTATTTTGCAGTAATTCAGACAGGGGTAATACCTTCAACTAATAGTTCTGCTTTGCAAGGTATACTTGTAAAACAAACAGGGGTAGCAGGTGGGATAGGTATAAATATTGCTGGTGCAAATTTTTATGCTGAATTTAGCAATAATTCTGGCACAACATTTACGATAACTTCTTCATTGACATTGACTAGCAATGCTAAATACACTGTTTTAATATATAGGAATGGGGCAAATTGCTATCTTAATGTTAATGGTACAGTGGATAGCATTAGTACATTTACAGGAACAAATATAGTACAAAGTGACCCTTTAAGATTAGGTAACAAAGTATCTACAACTTTTGGTTTTGAAGGTATTATACAAATGGCAGGTATTTGTAATGGTGCTGTCAGTTCTACTGATATAACTTTTCTATTAGGTTTAGATTACACTAAATTCCCCTACTTATGACATTAATTAAACCATCGACAACATATTACTATCGGACTAAGGCTGTTAGTCTTAACGGGGAATCTGCCTACTCAAATATAGTATCTGTAACTACTCCTGCCTCGTCTATTGGCATTGAAGTTACTCCTCCATCACCATCTGTACCTATAATTATATCGACAGAAAAAAATAGCAACTCAATAAAAGTCGAAATACAAAAAACTGCTACTAACGAGTATATAAAAGAGTTAAAACTAGATGTTTCTGTAAACTCAGATTTTAGCGCCCCACTTTACTCTAATTTGACGTTCTTACTAACGCAAAACATTGCGGCGACAGAAAAAGAGACTCTGGCACTCACTATAGGTGGTTTGGCGGCAAATACGCTCTACTACTACCGTTTGCGCTTCTCAAATGCAACTGGATTATCTGCGTGGACTTCTGCTTCGCTTTCGACTACAACAAATTTTCCCATTCCCGATGCTCTAGGAACAACCAACCTCACAGCTATTGCGGCTCGACTTAACTGGGGCAAAGTACTTGGCGCGACCACTTATTTTGTAGATTTATCAACAAACATTGGCTTCACTTCATTAATCCTTAATAATGTCAATGCAGGAGATGTCAGTTTTCGAGATGTAGGGTCACTTACGGCTGAAAATCAATATTACTATCGTGTAAGGGCTTCGGATGGCACAACTACCTCGGCTAGCAGCGATGTAGTGACTTTTACGACACTTCGAGATGTAGAAACTTATGATGAGCAATTTCAGAATCTCGCAACACCGACAATCAGCAACATAACAGATATTTACCTCACTTATTTTTCTGTATACTGGGGCAAAGTGGCTTTAGCGGATAGTTATAATGCTCAAATTTCAACTACATCTGACTTTAGCTCGATTACTCAAACCGTAAGTACCAAAAATAACTTTGTCAATTTCACGGGTCTAACGGCTGCAACAATCTACTATGTTCGAGTACGGGCAATTTCTGTTTGGCAAACTACTGCATATTCAGCCACACAAGTCGTCACAACGCTTTCCCTAAATACCTCACTAAATCCACCACAACTTCTTACTCCAACTACCATCACTTCGCGTAGCATCTTGTTTCAGTGGGTTCTACGGAGCTATGCAACTAGGTATTTGTTCGAGCTAAGCAGTTCTTCGGTTTTTGCCTCGATTGCTTATTCGACTATTGTTGGGAATATAGGTTCATTATTGTTGAACGAAGGAATCAGCCCTGCAACTACCTATTATTCGCGTATCAGAGCGCTTAATTCTAGTCAGTCCTCAGATTACTCCAACTCGGTCACTACAACGACCTCCGCAGCCCTTACAAGCATTACTGGAATCACTACAACTAGCATTACCGATACTTCGGCGGTTATTAGTTGGACTTTAAATGGCAGCTATACAGATTACTTGCTTTCAGTGTGGAAAACAGAGTCAAATGCTTACTTAGGGGTCAATTTTTATCGCAATAAGAGTCTTGGCAACACCAATACACACACAATTGACCTATTCCTAGAGCCAAGCACCAATTACAGCTATACAATCACTGGAAAAACAGCTTCTGGGGACACTTTAACGACTTCCGTACAGACTTTCTCGACCAAAGCGGCTGCACCTATACTCCAACTTTCCAAAAATTTACTCACTTGGACTTATAGCCTCAATAATCTCGAAGTTAGCACTGATTCTGATTTCAAGTTCTTGCTTAAGGGGTATCCGAGGACTGTTACTGACAATGGCAGCTTCAATGTAGAAAATTTACTCGATTCTAGCACCAATTACTATGTTCGCGGCAACTTCAATGGTGGTATTTACTCCAATGTGGTTAGTACCTCGTCTCTTGCCATCTACAAAGGCACAATTGGTAAAAATTCTTTTTCTGCCTACTGGAAAAAAACCTCTGGAGCTACTTCATACAGCGTTCAACTTAAAGTTCTTGATACTGGCAATTATGTTCCTGTAAGTGGTTTTACATTTCCTAAAAACATAGGCGATGTGGCTAATTACACATTTGAATCTCTTTCTGCTGACACTCAATATCAGGTAATTGTATATGACTCAAATTCAAACATCTCTATCCCGTATTTATTTAGAACTAACTTGTTTAGTGATATAGAAGAACCTAGTACTGCATCTCTTACGGTTCCTACAGTAACCTTAAGTGGAAGTGCTAGTTTTGACCGAGCAAGTGTAACTCTGACTGAATATTCCAAGTATTTACTTAATTTGGCGCGTGATAGCGCGTTTACGTTAGATAATAGCTATTTTGAGATTAGTTCCAATAATCTTGAACTTCTACTCAAACCTAATCGAACATATTATTTACGTGCCTATGGATATGATGGAGATGACCGTACTGCTTCTCCTTCAACTACACTGACTATTAATACGCCTGTTGAACCTTATACAGCATTAGCTATCTCTTCTGCGCCAAGTATTACTAACGTCAATATACTTGATGAGTCACAGGTTGAAATTACGTTCGCTCAAGTAAGTAATGCTACCGATTATAAGTTGGAGATTAGTCGTGCAAGTACTTTCACAATTCTCGAAGAGCTTAGTGTTACTAGGTCTGCCGATAACAAATTTCTCGTTTTTGGTTTTTCAGGAACGACTCAGTACTACGCGAGGCTGTATGCTTTTAATAGCACCAAAATCAGCGCTTACAGCAGTACGACGACTATAGATACCACCCCTTAAAAATATAATGAAACATTTTACTAACTTTGCAGCAAATATTTATCAGACAGGACTACAAAATCTGATTAGTCCTGTGGTAGAAAAAGAAGCTAAGAAATACGTCAGAAAAAAGAAAGAAGAGCAGAAAGAGGAATAATAGGGCGCACACCAGTTTCAGCATAATTTAGAGGCTTGGTGTGCTGTTTCGCTCCGAAGTTTGAGGACTGTTAGTAGCCTTTCGGAGCCTGTTAGCTGGAGGCGAATGATGTCTTTTGCGAAGTGACTTTTTCAATATAGCACAACTACTATGCTTGCGGCGCTCCCTCTTGAGGAGGATATTGCTCAGCTTGTCCCTCTGGTGGTGCAGGAGGCATCTGAGCAGCTTGAATTTGCGCTTGTAACTGCATGACTTGACTTTGCTTCTCAAGTTCTTTCTGAATCTCAGCTTTGAGTGCATCTTCTTGTTTTTTGGCTTTCTCGTCTTCGTCGAGTGAAGGTAGTCCAAGATTCTTACGGATAAGGCTAAGTACCTCAACGTCATCGGCAGGAATAATGCCAGATGCGATAAGTGAAGTAATAGTGCTGAGACGACCATTGACTGTTGCTTGGTCTTCCTCGACATCGAATACAAACTCGCCCCAATCTTCACTAAACCAACTTGAAGGGAAATTGTCATGCAGCAAGCCACGAATCATTTTATGAATAATTTCGTGCTTGAGTGTAGTTGTTAATGCAAAAATTGTCGAGTCAAAGGTCATCTTGAAATTTTGACCAAAACCGTTATTACCGAGATTCGTGGTTCCTGAGCCGCTATTAACGTCAAAGATGCCTGAAGGTATAGCAAAACTAGATTGGATGCCTCTATCGATGTATTCTAGTGCTTTGAAGTGATTGTCGGCAGTATTTTGTATTTGGATACGTTGTAGAGTTACGTCATCTTCAGTGACGATAAAGCCTCTTTTTTGAATATCCTTAAGTTGATACGAAAGAGCCATTTGCTTCGTAACTTGAAGCGGTTTTTTGGTTTTTTCGTCTATTTTTACTTTGCCTTGGGCATCTACTAAGGTTGTCATACCGTTGGAGGGTGTTTGCGCCCAGAGTAGACCTTCGCTGTCGTTTTTGATGCGGAGAGCTAGGTGTGTAAGTATAATTTTCTTCAATTTGTAATATGGCAAAGCGGAGACTCCATCTCCAACTCCCCACACACTTGTAGCATCAAATGCAGAACCAGCGTTGTTAATTATGTGGATGCACTTCTGATATGGAATCTTTACTTCTTTCCCATCCCCATTCCGATACAGAATCCATTCGATTTTGCCCGATTGATTTGACGACTTTCCAAAAGAAACTATCTGGTCAGGATTCAAGACGTTGATATTACCTATTCTCCATTGTCCTCTGTAACCTCGCAACTTAGACGACTTTGTAAATTCCGCAACTCCGACTCCATGCAAAATTACTGATGAAAATAATTTAAATATGATTTGCTTAAAATTTTTAGGGAGAGTTCTTAAGTTACTATTCACAAAAGCCTCTATTTCCTTCTTTTTATGTGAATATTCACCGAAACTTTGTGTTGCTCTGAGCGCCTTAAAAGATAGGCATTGACTTGCTATGGGGTCGCGTGATGCCATGAGTGACATTTCACGAATTGGAGGACGCTCGGTTTCTGTAGGGTGATTAATTGCTTGTAGTGCATACCCAGTAAGCGACGCAATTTCTGTGGAGTACTGTCCTTGGGCAAGTGCAGATAAAGGGGTAGGGACTCCTGAGAATAAAAGTTCCTCGTCCAAATCTAAAAGCGATAACTGAGTTGCCTCTTCAAAAAGCATTTTTCGGTATATGTAAAAGTATTAACAACTATTGTACCTCACCAGAAGCATGGACTAGTTTTTCCGATTCAGTAGCAAGTCTCCACTCAACCCATTTTGGATTATTAGATTTAACTCTATTTATTAAAGTAGATATATACACATTTTCGTTTTTTGCTGCAAAGTTTTTTGAAGAATAGTACGCTCCATTTATTACAACGGGAAGACTTAGATGAGTAGTAGCTGCTCGTTTGTTGGCTTTAGTTTTTTCGCTGTGAGGAGGAAGCTTTTTACCTTTATGTGCAGCCCCAATCTTTGCTTTAGTTTCCTCTGAAGTGACCTTACCTTTATTAAAAGCGCTGATTTTTGCTCTGGCTTCTGCGCCATGTGTTTTTCCTTTGTGTGATTCGCTGAGTTTAGCTTTCATCTCTTTTGTAAAATTGACTCCCCCTCTACCTCCAAGACATATATTATAGGTATCTTCACGGTCAACAAAAGCTTGGTTTACTAGCTCGGCTTCTGCTTTATAAACGTCCTCGCAACAACTAAACTCTGCTAAAGTCTTTCTCGCAAAGTTCTTTGTGCCATATTTTTTAATGGCTGCTCTTAACCTGTCGCCACTACCCAAATACTGTCTGGAACGTGGAGTGTCAGCAACTTTATGCACTCCCACGTAAATTTTAGAATTGCAAACGTTCGTCGTCTGATACAAAATCCAAGTCTCAGCCATTGCACATAACCATCCTTTCATGTATAATAAATACAGTATAACATATAAAAAACATAAACAATGAGCAATATCGACAAAAGTAAAAGGTTTAATGCTGTTGTATCTGAAAAACGCATGGACAAACTGAAAAAATACGCCGACTCCCGCCAGAAAAAGATGACCTGCCTTTTTGAAGACTGGATTGATTCTCTCCCCAACGTAGAATAATGCCCGATTTCACATTTCCTCTAGTATCGGGTCACGAATTTCTTGCTCCTCGTAACAAAGTGGGCAAGCCATTTTCCACATTATTCATCGCGGAGAACAATGACGCTCATTTTTTCTTGAACGGCACGTATGATAAACACTTCCCGCTCTATTCCCTTACCAACATCGTCGGCGCGTCAACCTCGTACCGTCCAAAAATCTCACTTATAAATCGTCTCGGCACTGAAACTCAACTCACAGGCTCCGTCACACCCCAAATTTTTAAAGAAAAAATCAACCGCCGAGAAGTGGGTCGAAAAAGTGAAATCCATCCAACATTAGGCAATCAGGGGCTTGCCGTTAACCGCATCTATTACAGAGAGTTCCTAATACCTAAATTTGACCCCAAATATTCGCTAATTATCGATAAAAAGTTCATAACCAACACAATTCAAAAACCCTCAAACCAATTTACAGACCTCGGAGCGACCCCTAGCAGCGTCTTTGAGCCATTTGCTAAAGGAAGTCTTGTGAAATACTCGAATAAATACTATCGATGCCTAGAACCTACCAAAACCTACCCCAGCAACAACAATAACTCTTGGCAACAACTCCCTGAAAGACAATCAGTATTCACGGCTGACATCTACGGTATTTTTGGTAGCAACGTGCAATATTTGCAAACTTACACTGAAGACCGCAATTTTCGACCAGAGCAGCAAGATACCTCTCTGGTTACATATAATATTTCGTGTTTTTATGGTTAGTTGTGTTATATTAAAAAAGCGAGTAGAGTGACGCGGTTTCATGTCAGCCTCATAAGCTGAAGACGGTATTGGTTCGACTCCATACAACTCGCTTAACCGTTAATAACAATATTTTCCCGCACATCATCTGTAAACCCAACGGGAAATAAAGTTGGCTCTTGACTCAGCCTTAGTTTTTGTTCTGGATTAGGTGACAGCACTAAAATCGATTCAGTATCACTTGCAGCAATCGGTCTGTATCCTATATTGAAGCTACTGACACTTGCACCATCCAAAGCCCCCAGAATTTGCGTGTATGTAGCTATGTAGCCATTTTGTTTGGTATTTGGGTTAGTATCATCCTGAGAAGAGAAACTTGGCGCTAGACCGAAGCTGGGCTGTGATGGTGCAACACTATTATCATAAAATCTGTCACCTGATGATGAGCTTGTACCTATTCGCTCTGGGTTGACTTGATAATAATAACAACCTTCGTGCGAGAAAAGTGGAGGCATCGAATATCGCAGCACAAAACTAAATTCTCCTCGACGAATAGGAAAATAACCAGTTTCAGGAATTGGGGGTGCATCCCAAGTAGTTTGAACTTGATTCGGCGCAGTTTTTATCAAAGCGCCATAAGGTGTACTTCCATCGACAAACAAATTTGATTTGATTTCAGTCCCGAAAGCCCGACTCACAAAATAAGTATATTGATTCTTGGTTAATGGATAATAATCCTGAATTTTGCCATAAGTCCACCAGTTTTTGTATTGCCACTCGTAGCTCACACCCCTTTTTCCGACCGTACTCTTAATTTCGTAAGGATGTTCAATTTTTCCTTCTGCCATGCCCATATCAAGGCGCAAAAGCGAAGAACCTTCCTTAGAAGCCGCTAAAACTCCCCAAGCATTAGGACGAATCACATTGGATTGCTGATTATATTTCTGTAAACTGAATCGCGCCAAATCTGTACCATAATCGGGCGACTGCCTTGGAGAGAATAGAAAATAATTAGTGTTACCAACGTAAGTTGCTTCCGAATTACATATTTCAGTAATCTTCTTTTCTACCAACTGATTGCTTGACATTTCAGGACGTAAAGTTAGGTCAAGAGAATAATTGGACTTTCTTTTCTGTACAAGCACAGCGCTATCGTCAAATGCCTCTTGGTCAAACTCTACCGATGCACTTCGAGTACGTTTTTTTAATACTGATTGACCACGACACCACGTAAATGAATATGTCGGAGTGCAACTATATGAAGTTACAGTGACTGAGTTGCCGCCCACACCATTAGAGATTCGCTTGTATCGACTATCGCTGGTAGGTGCTACTCCATAGACAGGTATGCGGTCTTCTGGGTCAATTATCATGCAACTCCAAATACCACCTCCCAAATAGGTCAAATTATCTAGAGAGAAGTTCGACTTGAAGCACTGAGGTAGTCCTGTAGCATCTAAGTCAAGCTGATAAGTCTGACGCTCTGTAATTGGCGTAGAACCACCATAAGGTGCAATGTCAGCGTTATCGATTGTAACAAGAGTCCATTCGACTTCTTTAAGTCCATTTTGCTTATCTTTGACCGATTTTACATAGGCTAAATGAACACTCCAACCTCCACGATTGGCAGAATTAGCAGAGACGTATGCTTTTATTTGAGTCTGGTAGCTAGAAGAGAAGAAAGTGAAGATTGGCTCGTTACTGCCTCTCAAATCTTCGTCAATGTAAACTGAGAAATAATTTATTAAGTCTCCACTTGTCGTAGGGAATTTGACAGGGGCTGGTATAGGAAATTTAGCTAATACAGCAGTCCGTTCTAAATTACTCTGGGAGGTTTTTAATCTAGCCGTTACTGTTTCTAGGGATAATTGGTCAAGCCGCCTAACTGTCACCAATTTAAAGAGAGATTCAAAACCAACTCTTTGCTTGGTTTTACGCTGTACTTTATTGTCAGTTGTGGATTGGTTTGATACGAGAATCCACTCCTGAGATTCCGAGTCTTGCAAATAGACACGACCCGCATTATCCCTTTTAACAAATCTTGCCATCTAAAAATTTACAAAATGCTGAAAATTAAAGCTAAAGCCTCCGTACTGACCAAGGTGTGCATCCTGTTGACTGCGCCAAGCACTCGCAGGAATCTTTTTACGTGTAACACCTCCTGCATCAAGGAAGCTGTTTTCATCTAAAGGTCTTTGACCGTTTCTAGGTGCTTGTTGCCTAGCTAATCCTCTTCCGACTGCTTGAGATGCAAGTGCTTCCTGACGATTTAAGCTAGGAGGAGCGTTCTGTACAATTGCCGCTCTCTGGTCACGCGAAATTGCCAAAGGTGAAGAATTTATAGGCTGATTACCCCAAGTTGGCACGTTAGGTTGCTGAGGCTTAAATGCTTGACGTAGTTGAGAGGCTTTAGCCCCAATAGTAGATGTAGGTAGCATAGTGTTATTAGTTAGTTGACAATGGAAGTGAGGGAGGAGTGAAATTTATATTATAACGTGGAGCGCCGTAGGTTATACGAAATCCAGTCATGTACCCTGAAAAATTCGTGATGGCATACCCCAGATTAATAGTCTCAGTCCAGTTCATGTCTGTATTTTTGAGCTTGTCGCGAAGTTCACCATCAACAAAAAGACGAGAGTAGCCATTCTTATTAGTAAGAGCAACGTGAAACCACTGCTTAGCCTCAATTTCAGCAATAACTGGCTGAGTGTAATTTGGTTGACCTTTATAACACCTTAAAGTCGCCTCGTCATTAAAAGCAAAAATCTTAGGTGAGGTGCTACCACTGGAAAGGATTCCTTGCAAGATACTGTTTGATGAATATGTACCACTTGAAGAGGTTACATCACCTACTGTAAGCTCAGGAGTATACTCAATTGCATCAACCACATCTCCAATCGAGATATTGTTACTACGAGTGAATAATCCCGAAACTGCACGAACACTCGTATTGAACGTATCAGATAGCGAGGTGTAAACGCGATACCCAATAGCATTTTTAAGCTTTTGCCATTCCGCCACAAATCCTTTTTCTGCCTTAACTCTATTGGACGCTACAACTGGTGATTCTAATGCTGAATTTGTAGTAACTGAA